CACCAGGACGGGCCATCTTGCCGCCGACGAAGAAGGCAGAAGTGACCTTGAGCAGTACCGTTTCCATCTGTTCCTCCTAGCGGGAAGGGCCGCCGTCGATGGCGGCCCCTTGTCAGGCATCAGACCTTACGATCAGATCACCGGCTTCTTGCCCAGGCAGAAGGACTGCGTGCGGCGCAGGGCGAAATCGACGTCCTGGAACACCACCACGCGCAGGCGGCCTTTCTTGCTGTTCGAGTAGGGGTCGACCAGAAGCTCCAGCCCGCCCCACATTGCGACCAGCAGGTCGGCAAAGTTGCCCATGAACACGTCGCCGCTGTTCACCTGGTTGGTGATTTCGGTGCGGTAGCCGTTCACGGTGTTGCCCGGCTCCCAAATCGTGGCGGAACCGTTCACGCCGGGGAATTTCAGCGTGGTTTTGGCGTGGCCGCGGAAGGCCGCGTTGCCCACGTAGGCCATGGATGCCACGTCCGCGTTATCAAGCGCGATCTGCGTTTCCATTTCGACCAGTTCAGCGTAGGTCGGCTGCACAGCGGCAAAGTCGACCGCGTTGATGCCGGTCTGATTGGTGATGCCCAGGGGCTGGGCGTCGGTGCCAGTGCCGTAGTAGCCGGCCTTGTCGATGGTCAGCGCCAGGGCCTTGGCCAGATCGGCGCGCACCAGGGCTTCCACGTCGAGGCTGGACTGCACCATCAGCTTGCGGGTGATCTCGCTGAAAGCCGCCACGGTCTTGGGCGACAGGCTGATCTGGCCCAGGTCGAGGTTGCTCTCGGTGGCGTCACCGTCCTCACCGACCCAGTAGCCCTGTGCAGCAGCCACTTGCTTCGGAATGTCGATGTTGCCCTGCAGGCCGCCCATAACGGTGCCCAGCTGCATGATGGTGGCGCGGTTGCGCAGGATGTCGATGAACGACTGCGCCATCAGCGTGGTGGCGATGCCAAAGCCGCCAGTGTCGCCAGAAGCGGTGCCGGTGGTGCTGGTGTTCAGCGCGCGGGTCAGCACGTCGGTCGGGATGACGAACTTGTCGCTGTCCTTGCCACGCTTGGCAGCAGCGGCGCGGCTGGCCTCGAACTCGAACGCGGCCGCCTCCTGGGCGCGGCGATCGGTCGGATCGACCAGGGCGCGGATCACCTTCAGGAAGCTGAAGTTGCGGGCTTCCTTGTCGGTTAGACCGACATCGGCGTCGCGCATCTGCTCGGACAGCGGGCGTTGAATCTTGCCGTTGATGTGCTCGAGCAAGCGCTGCTGGAAGTCGGCCACGGTCAGGCCATCCTTCACGGCATCGCGCGCCAGATCGGGGGCGCCGAACTTCTCGCCCATCTCGACGATGGAGCGCACGCGGGCGCGTTCGACTTCGGTGCCCTTGCTGCGCTCGGCAGCGGCATCAACGGGGGCGGTGGTGTTTTGGTCTTTGTGGTCCATTTCGGGTTTCCTCACAAGGGTTTCGGGTTCGGTTTTCGGTGCTTCGAGGCTTCGTCCTACGCCCACGCTGATGTCGGCAGGCACAGGAACGATGCTGATCTCGAAGGGTTCCCAGGACGTGATCGTCCAGACATCGACGCCATCGCGCTCCTCGGTCAGCTTGGCGTCATGGATCATGTAGCCGACACTGACGTGCTTGCGGATGCCATCCTGGACATCGCGGAAGATTTCCTCGGCACGGTCGCTTCGCCCGAAGCGGACCACAGCCCGCCCCCGGCGGTCTGCGTCGATGGAAACCGATTCAACAACACCGACCTGGTCATCATCGTCGTGATTGACCAGCAGCGGTGCGCCATCTTGCAGGCGATCCATGACCACTGCGCCAGGCGAGTGGTCCAGAATCTCCATGCCCCACCAGCGTTGAACCTCGGCCTCGGAACTGAAGGCCAATTCAACGGTGCGGGCTTCTGCATCGATCTCGCGGACACTGGCCACGCGGAATGCGCGGTTGTCCTTCTTGATCGCCTGCAGGCGTTTCTCGATGTGCTTGTCCATGGTCGTCACTCTGCATGGGGTTGGTCGGGTTTTCCTCTGGCGCGATTTCCTCAGAACAGACCGGCCTTGCCAGCCACGAACATGACGGCCGCAGCTGCGGCTGCGAAGATGGCCTTCTCGACCCACTCGGCGGTCTTGCTCTGCAACGGCTGCGCCATCTCCAGCGCCCGCAGACGGCCATCGACCTTTTCGACGGCCTCCATCACGCGCGCGGTCGTGTGGTCGTGCTTTTTGGCCACGTCCGAAATGGCGTTGAAAGCTCGCTCCAGCGCAGCGCGGTCCTGGTTCTGCCGTTCCTCGATCACTGCCAACCGGTTGATCGCCGCAGCCATCTCTCGCATGGCGTCCTTCATCTCAGCCACGCCATCGCGTATCCGCTGTATGTGGTGCGCCAGGCGTTCAATGCGCACCGTTTCGTCGGGCGCGTTCACGATGTCGTGCAAGTCCTCAGTCATTGCTCATTCTTCGGTCTGCTGGGCCATGACACTGGCCTGCAGGTTCTTGTCGAGAATGGCCGCCTGGATGAAGGCGTCCGGGATGCCAGCCGCGCGCATTTCCTCGATGTCGGCCGCGATCTCGCGCCAGACGTCGGACGGGTCGCGCCCGCCTTCGCGGATGATCTGGCCGGGGCTTTGCAGCAGGTTGTTCTTGCTCATCACCGCCGCCTGCACGTCGGCGCGCGGGTCGATCCAGGCCCAGCGGCGCGGCTGCCAGCTGACCACGCTGTATCGGTCGATGCGCTCGGGCTTCAGCGGGCGGCCCTTGACGGTGATGTGCCCGCCCAGCAGCGCGCGCGGCAGCCATGCCTCGAACACCGGCTGAATCAGGGTCTCGATCAGCCATTCCTGCATCTCCTTCCAGTGCTCACGCTCGTCGAGCGTGCCCTGGCGGATCGAGGAAAAGTTCACCCCCTCGAGGTCGTTGGCCAGGTTGTTGTAGAGCACGCCAAAGCCGGCCGCGATGCCGCGCAGCATGGCCTTGTTGAACACCGCGAATTCGCCAGATGGGTAGGCGGGGTTCCATTCCTGAAGCTCGGCACCTTCGGGCAGCACCTGGAACTCGCCCGGCTCGGCACTCATCTCGAAGGACTGCAAGTCCTCGTCGTCCATGTCCGGGCCGTGGCCTTCGCGCCACTTGATGACGCCCATCTTTGAAGCGCCGATGCGGGCATTGACAATGGCGGCGTCCTCGAAGCCGACCAACTGCTTCATGCGGAACAGTCCGGTGGCCATCCAGGGCAGGCCACGCTTCTGGCCCACCATTTCCGGCAGGAAGCCGTGGATGATCTCGTCGGCCTCGATGCGCACGTAGTTGCGCCCGGCGTAGCTGTAGTCGTAGATCGCGTCCGATTCCTTGGCGACACTGAAGTGGTAGGCCAGGGGGCGACCGTACTGGTTGAACTCGATGCCAGACCGGATGAACCTGACACCGGGCAGGTCGTCCTTGTCATAGGACGGGTCGCAGCGTTGCGGGTCCAGAACTTGCAGGGCAAAGCCGAACGGGCCGGCGTCCTTCCCGTAAACCTTGCGCAGCATGAACTCGCCATCCTTGACGGCGGATTGCACCGCCCCGGCCTGGATGCTGCGCCAGCTCTGCAGGCCGGCCACGTCACAGCTGCTGCGGTGGCCCCACTTCTCCCAGGCGGCCTCGATGGCCTGGTTGGCCAGGGTGTCCAGGGCGCCCTTGTCGTCGCGGCTGCGGGCCTGCAGCATGACGCCCTTGGGGCCGACGATGTTCTGCCGGGCCATGCGGATGAACGCGCGCGCGTAGTCGTTGTTCATGGCCTGCTCGCGCGATCTTGCCACGAGCACGCGCTGGTGTCGGCGGATGATCTCGTCTGCCGTGACAGGGTGTGTCACCCAGTCAGCGGCCAGACGGTCCGCGCGCGCGGCAGAAAACATCCGCATAGCGGCCCGGACAGGGGCATAGCGCGGCTTGGCCGCCGAACGCTCGGCAGGCTTGCGCTTCAGGAAGTCGAAGACGGCCACTTAGCGGAACCTCACACGGACGTGCTGATCGAACAGGGCGCCCTTCGATGCCGCCTTCATCCGGCGCAACTCGGCGCGATAGCGGTCGCGCAGCATGAGCAGTTCAGGGATCGGGGTGCGCCACAGTTCGCGGTTGTTGATGGTGTAGCGTTGCTGGTCCAGCGTGGCACGCTTTTCCAGCACCGCCTCGATGGCGTCGATGACCTTCTGCACATGGGCGCGGCCATCATGCCCGGCTTCCAGCGCGGCCAGGTCGGGCTTGATGGTGATCTGCCCAGACTCGACCTCGACCACATCGCCCCCATTGGTGGCGCGCAGCGAGTACCAGTATTCGCCCGCCGCCCAGCCGGCCGTGTCGGCGGCTTGCGCCAGGAAGCGGTGTCCGTGGCCTTCCGCTGCGGCTTCCAGGTCGATGCTCTGCGGGCCGCGCAGGTACGCCAGCAGCGCCCAATCCGGTGCCGGATAGGCGGTCAGGATGATCGTGCGGTCGAATGTGGTGCCTGCGGTGATGCTTGAAGGTAGATTGGTCACGGTTCCTCACCAGTTCTTGACCCACCCACCGCGCTTGCGCGCGACCTTCTTGGGTCGTTTGACGTGCACAGTGTCCGTCACGGCGTCCTGGCTTTCCTCTGGCGCAATTTCATTCTCTCGCACTGGCATCGGTGGCGGATCGATCTGCAGACGTTCAGCCGCCCGCTTGAAGGACGGATTGACGATCTTCAAGGCGGCCAGGGCATACACCCGGCAGTCCAGTGCCTCGTTGCGGGGGCGGGTCTGGTGCCATTCGCGCACCGGGAAGCCCTTCACGTACCTGGTGACCAGCTTTTCTGCGGTCAGCTGGTGGAACCACTCGGCGTTGCGGTCGTGCGGAACATGGCAGAAACCTGGGCCGGGTCGCTCCACAGCCAGCCGGCGCATCACCGTCAGTTTGGCCTCGTCGGTGCCGACCAGGAACAGGTCCACCTTGCGGGCGTTCTTGCCGGACTGCTTGCGGCTGGGCGACGCCACGATGGGCCGCCCCCAGCCGCCGACGCCCTTCACCCCGAAGATGCGCCGGCCGGTCTTGCCGCGCAGCCAGTCGTAGGCCGCCTGTGTGTTGCCCCCGGTGCCCCCGGTATCCACGCAGGCCGCCAGGATCGGCAGCTGCGCACCCGATTCGTGCAGCCAGGTGCCGGACAGCAGTTCCTCGAGGTCATCCCACACATCGGCCTGCAGCGGATCGCCCCACAGCACGTGGTAGTCCACCGACCAGGATTCCTCGCCATGCCCCCAGGCCACCACCTCCACCTCCAGGCGGTCCTGCTGCATGTCCACCCCAGCGGTGAGCACCAGCCCCCCGGCCGGAACCGGCGCGCGGAACTGCTCGACACGCGCCATCAGGC